CAATCTTGAATCTAGTTCTGCTAGTAGGATAAGCATAATAGAATTGAGTTACATCCAGGTCACCAGTTGAAAGATTTGGGAATACATCAGTTGCTTTACTCTTAGCAAAGAAGATAGGTTGACCTCTGTCAAGACCATGAGGAATCTCAGTATAGTTACCACCTGCTGCCTCAGCATCATTGACAGTAATAAACTCATCAGTAGCACCACTGGTGATAAATTCAAAATTTGCAGGAATTGGTTTTACGTCAAATGTCTTCTGGAAGATCTTCATCTCACCATTGGTGAGAATTGCTCCAGTTGCAGGATTGACTGTCTTTGGTGGGTTATCAGTTCTCAGATCAAGTGCAGTACCTGCTTTTGCTTCTTCAAGTGTTTTAGCTAGTTTGAACTGAGCACTTCTATTTGAAATTACACCAGTATCACCATTCCAGTTGTTTGAAATCCATCTACCACCATTCTCAGTAATGATGTAGTAAATAGTGTCTGGTTCCAGACCATCTGGCATATAACCAGTCTCAGATTCAAGTCTTACTGGAGTACCAGTTCTCCACTGGTGAGTATCGTTATTTGCAAGAGTACATACATCATTATTAGGGTTGATGGTAAATGCTTTCTCTTGTACTGCCTCAAATAATCCAGAGCTCTCAGTGTTAGTTGCAAGACTTGCTTCTTTCTTACTAACAAGAGCACCAATCGTCATGTCAGCAAACACTTTCTCGCTAGGTTTGCCACCCAGAACATACTTATTGTCAAAGATATATTGTGGCGTTGATGCTGGAGTTACAGCATTGAACAAGTATAACTTAGTTCTAACTGTAGTGGTGTTTGCTTCCTGAGTTTTTGCAACATCAAATGGATACCAAGAGAACTGTTCAAGGTCATCAGGATCAATTGCTTGTGGTGGTACGATGTGTGTAATCTTACCATACTTATCCTGTGGGAATGACTTCTCACGGAAACCAATCGCTCTCAGAGCTGTATTACCAAAGTTAGAGTTAGAGTTAGTGATAGAAATGTCACCACCATCTTCAATGACAAAGTGATCACAGAATCCAACAGCAAAGACAGAAACTGCCTGAATCAAACTTTCATTGATAATACGAACGTGGAATGTTCTCCAGTTGTCCTGATAGTAAGCATCGCCAACACTGTGTAGTGTTGACATTGTTGCCGTATTTTGGTCAGATGGTAACAGATAACCAACGTCACCCTCTTTCAGGAACGCAGGATCTAGCAGTGGATTGTTGTTATCATCCGTTCTATTCTGATTCTGATAAACGTAACGAATGAACGCACGATCATCCTTTTGCAGTGACACACCCGTGTACTGTGCAACAACCATTGACTTGAATCCAGTTGCCTTAGATCCATCAGTCAACATACCACAGATACCAAAAACTGAACGAATTGAACAGTTGAAGATATATGGTGATGCAGAGTCAACAGTGTCAATGTCAGCAACCAGTGTTGCTGCTGCATTTTGGTTGAAGGTATATGTCTGAGCAATAGTAGATCCAGACAGATCCTTTTGTACTTCAATAGTATTAGCGTTGAGAACAGTACCAACAAATACTGTGCCGTTGATTTGTCCTGAGAAACCAGTTCCTTGTGTGGTCTCAGTTACATCCAAATCTTTGAGAGATACAATCTGATTCTTGAACAGACCGTGTGAACCTCTTGTGGTAATTGAAATCTTGTACTTGTTATTGACAATCTGAGTGATAGAAATACTAGCAATCTTGTTGTCAACGTTCAGAGGACCAACAATTCTATTCTCTTGTTGTCTTGCTTCAATCTCACCTTGCGAATCAGTAATAGCGTCATCGATTGATTGTGCAGAGAAACCTCTAGCAATCTTTGCATAATACAATCCAAGGTCATTCAGTTTGATAATTGAGACGTTTGCTGGATGTGTTGCAGGTGCAGTTGTTCCTAGTTGATTTCTATAAACCTCAATCTTACTCAGATTTGTGTAGACTTTCTTGACCTTGACAATCTCTTTGTTCGCATCTACACCATTATCGATCAACAGCAAGTCACCCATATAGAGTCTTGCTTGTGAACCACTATTGATCTTATTCAGGAAGATCTCAGTGTCAGTGTCAGCAGTTACAGTTGTGGTTGTCAGGTCAGAAACTGACATACCATTAGCATACTCAAAACCAGTAACTTTGTGGTGTGAACCAAGACCAGTTGTGGCATTAGTTGTGAGTGGTTGCTGTGTCAGGTTCCACTCATAGTTTGGTGTATATTTGGTAAACTTGATGATGTCATTCGCATCATTTGATGCATATCTGTAGATACCACCAGTATTAGTTGGGACAGCATCAAAGATAGAGAACTGCCAGAAATAACATGCACCAGTAACTCTGAAGAACGCTGCTCTTCCAAGAGTCTGACTATATGCTTCTTCAACATATGAACCAGGAACTTTGTAGTCAGAGGTAGCGTATCCTGTGTTGTTAGAGTCAAGATACTCTGCATACATTGGGTCAGGAACATACCTAGGTCTAATCCTAGTTTTACGCAGGTCACTACCAACAATGGATGTACCTCTAGGGATGATTACACCACCATCCGTAGAGTTGAACTTGAACAGATCATTATTGTCGTCAAAGATGTCAAAGTTTGACTGATCTGTCAGTTGTGGAATAATTGGGACTTGGGTGTTACCAATGTTCTGATCAGTATTCCAGTAGTTTGCAGTAACATCCCAGTCAACAAAATATCCTGGCCTATTATCTAACCAGTGGTCTCCAGGCGATAGTAGGATACTATATTGATCATACTTATCATTACCACGGTCAGGTCCAGCAACATATGAAAACCTAGCAACTTCCAGCAATGCTCTCTGGATCGTCTTGAAAGGTCTAGTTGGTGAGTTACCTCTGTTACTAATCAGGTCGGAAGCGTTGAACTCATTAGGGTCAACGTATAAAAATCTGCCTTCAGTTGAACTAATGAGGTTTGATAAACGGGTGAGTGACATGCTTATAGACATTCTGATCCTATATGCATATTTATACTCTATAGTAGTTGGAAGACAGGGGTTTTACCCCTAAACTACACTCGCGTACTTGAGAATCCTCTCATCCAAGAGTTTTCTGCACACCTCAAGAACATCCATGAATTGTTGAGGAGACTCACAATCTAGAATCTTTTCGTCTCCATTGTCAGAGTACAGATAAAACTTTCTTGCTTGAACATCGACAACAACTTTGTTGAGGCAATCGTTTTCCATGGTGTCCCTCTGGTGTCTTCGTATTATAGTACAGGTCTGTGGCGCTGTCAACCCCTAGTTCAGATAAATTTTCAGTGCGTCCATGTCGATCTGGTTTGCTGCGACTTGGACTGAGTACATTCCTACAGAAACATTTGTGTTCATGTCCCCTAAAAGGACTGTAGTATTGTATGCTTGTGTTGACCGAACTGTCATAAATCCTAGAGTCTCGATGTGAATACCACCCTTTGGATTGGTGTTCTTGATACCCACACCAGTTGCACTCTCGATTAGATAAATTCCAGCAACTTTATCAGAGTGTGAGTCAGTTTCAGTATCAAAAGAATTACACTTAGTATATACTCTGTTGGTTACATCTAGAGTCCATGCTTCACACTTATTGACCCATGATTCTTCGACGGTCATTGTTGCGGTCAACATTTCAGATCTAAAAGCTTTTGTCACCTGTAAATCCATGACATCTTCAACAATCATGTCAAACTTTTTCTCTTGCTCAAAGTGAAGAGGACCACCACCAAATCGAATAGAGTGTTGTGTTCCTTCTTGCTTTGCACCTGCTAACAGATGAAAGTTTCTCTTTGCAACGATTGAAATATCACCATCAGCAGTAAATGTAATGCTGCTACCACTTTTATGTCGGAAGGAGATTGTCTCCTCTTCTGGTGTTGTATTGATAACAAACTGAGAACCATCATGAAATGATTCTCCAAGGATGTGGGAAAATTTCCCCTTTTCATCTCTAATTGTAGTTGACATAGTTTTTTAGGGGCAATCGACGACTTCAACAACTTCCTCACCAGAAAGTTTCTTGACAAGATTTGGATTGGAAGAGGACAAGTATCTTATAATTGGATATACTCTAGCACCAGCACCACGGAAAGTATTTGGATCTTCTCCAAGGACTGGTACATCCTTGATCAAAACATTGGGTACTGATGTATATCCAGATCCAGAGTTAGTAATCTTGATATCTACTATTCTACCATAGTAGTCAACCACCTCTGCTGTAGCACCAGATCCACCACCACCTGTAATACTAACGACTGGGTTTTTATATCCAAACCCTACATTTGTGATGTGGAAATCTTGGAGGATACCATTGATAGCGGTATTGGCAGTGTTGAGAACAAGTGTAGTTTCTGTCTGGTTAGTAAGTGTGTTTGGATCTTTGACAGCATCATTCTCTGTTGGATCTCCAAGATCTCCACCATCTCCATTGATAGAGACCTGAGGAGTGTCTTTGAAGCAATAATTGTATTCATTGTTGAATGTAACTGCTGTGATAGATCCATTATCATCAACAAATACAGTTCCCTTGAGATAATATCCCTCAATAGGTTGACCCGTTTCATGGTCATACATCTCTGTGACTACAAATGCATCTGGGGCATGATTTCCGTTCTTACCATTACCATATCCTGATCCACCATCAAGAACAATAGCATCAGTTTTAGGACATCCATTCCCATCAATAGGAAGAATAACTCTGGCACCTCTACCTTTTCCAGGTGCTTTTGGTTTATAAATGCTAGATCTTGCAACTTGAATGCAATGACCTGATGCTGACCGTATCCAAGTGCCTGGGATAAGTGGAGCATCTAGTCCTTCAACTATATACGCTCCAGTGTCAGGATTGAATGCGACAAGTTTACCAAAAATACCGTATGCTGGACCAACACCATTACTTTCAGTAAATTGGGAAAGAACACCTGTCTCTCCTAATGCTTGTGCTGCCTGATATGCTGTTGATGTATCACCAAAACCAGATTGGATTGCTGATTGAACACTTGTGGCAAATGCAAGAGCTCTTCTCTCATCTTGAACACCTGATGCTGCTAGAGCAGCACTGATGTCAACCCCACCATCTTGGAACGCTTGAATTGCGCCAATGGGAATATATCCCTCAAAGAGTTCTCCAACCTCTTCTACACCACTTGTTTGAACTGGTCTTTGACCACCACCAAGTCCAGTGATTGTTTGAGATACAGTATCACCTATAGCAGATGCAAAAATTTCTTGACTGTTGGATGTTGATTTCTTTGCATCTTCACAGACATTTAGGGGAGCACCTGCCAGATCAGCAAGTGCCTTATCAAGGTCAGGATTATTCATATCGAAGAATGCTTTTGGTCTCTTCGATCCCTCCTTGGTAGAGTAAACTTTAGTTCTAGCACACTTTTTGCTATCAGGGTTGACACAATCAAGAATACCCAGAATCTGTTGTGCAAATCCCATAACAGAACTGACAGCACCAGTAATCTGTTCGATAGTGCCACCAATAGATGCGAGAGCACTACTTATTCCATTCATGACACTATTGAGACCAGACATAATAGATCCCATGGTCTTTTCAAGTGCAGACTGGAGAATACAATTAGCAGCATTAGTTACACTTGTGAATAGTCCACTTACTAAATCACCAATACCACCCACAATGTCTCCAAGGATACCACTCACTAGGTCACCAAGACCACCCAAGATGTCACTGTTGAAAGCACATTTGATTGCCGACAAAACTTTATCTACTGTTTCTTTTACACCCGAGAGTCCAAATGGATCTGGTGCCGCTGCTGCTGCAAAGAGCGCAGGAAATAGTTTTTTTGCTTCTGCTTCGGCAAATCTCATGATAGAAGCCATTGGTGCCTGCAACATATTTCCAATGAGTGCAGAATAACTCTGAATCTTTTTAGTCATGTCCATGACTGCACCAGTTTGGGTATTGATCCAAAGTTCCCCTACTTTTACAGCACTGGAGATATCTTCAATAAATTCTGTCAATTTAGAACTCATCTGGTCCATGACAGAATTAGCACCACAGACACCATCTGCGACTGCTACTTCATAAGTTTGTTCTTGTTCCTTTGAGACTTGACCAGTGGATGCAAGACTATCTTCAGTCAATAATTTGGGTTTACTTTCACCAGCATCTACCTTTTCAAACTCATCTTCATCTCCTTCAGGTTTATTTGTACCTGCCATATGTGGCATCTGATTAGTTGCATCAGATGATGGATTAGATGCTTTCTTTGCCACATTTGTGGGTTTGACCATTTCTGGTTTGCTCCACAAATTTTGTGGGCTCTGAAATGCAGATTGAGGAACTGTTGGATCAGTATCTGTTCCAATGGTTCCGCCAAGACAACCCCAGATACAAGGAACCTGTGCTTCATCGCCATCCAGGAAGAAACCAACTACCCACTGTCCAGGAGTGAGCATTGCTTTCTTCCCTGTTCCACCACTTTGAGCATTTGTAGGTGGCATGAGAATATGTGCCCATGGCAATTCCTCAGCAGGAACAGCAGTTCTGTCTGAATGATAACCAATAATTCTAACCTTGACTCGATTAGAATTCTTAGCAGTATCTACAGACTTCTCTACCTGTCCAATCCACCATACAAATTTATCTCTACCAATGAAATGTGGGGTTGATAGCGTTGAATCAAGCATGTATCAATCGTCGTATACTAAACACTCTGGTTCTGATGGGTTTTGATCACAAAAGAGTTCCAATGGTGTGGGATCGTGATGATCGCCAGCAGCAATTTCTTCTTTGTGATTTACTACCCAGTCTTCTAAATCATGCAGTTCGCCCTCAATGTGACGACGCATTTGTGGAGATACAGTTGGATTGTGAAGAATCTCCTTATCTTTTGCGATATGCTGTTCAATATTTTCCATTTTAGATTTCGTTGTTTTGGTCTCTAATTAGTAAACATGTGGTGGTTGCCATGCCAGAATCAAATTTGTGCACCACCTTAGATATAAGATAGTACCCACTCATCTTTTTGTCAACCCTGTCCTTTTTCCTAGAATCTGCGTTACTTACTGATTTATACACCTGCAGGATGATTTTATCACCTGCATGTAATGTAGAGTTACCAGGAATATTTATCTCTACTTTTTGGTTTTTTCCCAGGTTATTTCTTACGAGTTGTTGAGCAAGGTACTGTTTAATTTTATCGTACTTTTCCTCCTCAGCACGGTCAGATTTCAATTCATACATCTCATTGTTGAAAACCTTTGTCATGATTCTAGAAGGAATTTCTCTCCAATTATCGATGTTTGGATTCTCTCCTGTTCCCTTGGCAAGGTGACCCATTGCCTCAAAGTTTTCACCCTTTAGAATATAGGTTTCTTCTGTATATCGTAGAGAGTTTGGATCGAAAAATCCTACCAAGTTTGCCTGGGTTCCTTTATATAGTTGATCTTCCAGATCATTGTTATCTTTTACTGAGTAGTTTTGGACAACTCTAGTTTCATCTTCATCACTAGTACCATCAGCGTTAGGTGCAACGTTTACATAAAAAGTTTCAACTTCCTTTTCACCTTTGATTTTAGATGTGGTGGGGGCATATGCTCCACCATCACTTTCTGCACCCAAAAGTTCATCGATGGATTTGAAGTGAAACCCAGCAGATGTTTCATAAAAAGTATATCCAGCAGTTCCTTTACCTGCTCCTTTTTGACTTGTCTCTGAAGGAATAGATCTCTTACATACACTCTGAATAAAATCAAATGGTTTGTCACGCATTGCTGCCAGTGTAAGAGGTTCTGCATCTATTCCAGTATTGACTTCTTTACTTGAACCTACGAATGTAGAAAGAATATCTGTGATAATCTCTGTGGGCGTTTTTTCTTTATATAATTTTTCCATTCTAATATAAAGTGACCTGAATGCTTCTTCACTCATACATTTGAAAATGTTTGCCACTTTATCATTCTCTCTTCCACCTGCCATTATACCATAAACCACAAGTTTCACAGTCACATCTGCACCTTCCTTGGTTCTAAAAGTTATACTAACTTTTTCACCAACGAGAATTTTTTCCATATAGTTTGCATCATTAGTATCAACTATAGCAAAGTCACATTCAATAGTAGGACATTGAATACCCTCTCTATAGACAAGACCAGCAAGTTTGTCTCCACTGATGAGCAGTTCTTCACCGTCTTTGTTGGTGATCTTTAGAATTAGTTCGTAATCTCCAGCGCCTAATGCTTTCATAGTTACCTCATTTCACTCTTTGCTTCGTTATTTCTATTTACCGTTGAAGTAGAGAACAAGGAGAGACCACCGCCACTTGAAGGGTTAGCAGTTCCTTGTGCTGTAGATACTGGATTTGGAGCAGCATTGCCTCCAGTTGATAGAGCTGGTTGAATTGCACCACCCATGGCACCACCAAATATACCTCCACCACCTGATTTAGATACATCACCTGCCATTGCCATGATGCCTTTTGTCATTGCAGAAATGTTTGCTTGACTTGTGATGCCTCCACTCGCGATTACGTCTTGTTGTCCCAAGAATCCATAGCTATTTTCCGCAGTTGATGGTTGTGGATTATTGCTACTATCTGTTCCAGTATATGAATTATCTTCACCTGTTATTTGAACATCACTTCCATCACCTTGTTTACCGTCTGGTGTAAGAACGATAACTTTCTTGGTGTTGTTGCCATAAACAAACATTGGCATTGGTTGTCCATTCCAATGCCTTTTACCACCCTGCTGTGCAATCGCCATGTCATAACCACTGGATCTAGGGGAAGTTCCATTCCAATTACTATGTCTAGATTGGAATACCAATGCACCTGAAGGAACCTTTCCACTCTCTACCAAACTCTTGTATTGATCTTTTGTGTAAGTTCCTGCATTGACCTTTCCATATGGACTATCTAGTTTGATTGATGATCCACCCATACTCTTCCAGTTGTAAGGTGATTGCATCAACTGAGAGATTGCACCTCTTGGATTATTACCAACATCATTTCCAGTAGCAGCAGGTTCTGGAACACCACTTGCTTTCATCGTATCAAGAGATCCAGTGACACAATATCCCATTGGTGCGCCAACTTTCTTGATCTTACCATCACTCAGTTTTTTCAAGAGTGGATGCTTTTTATCTACTGAACCACCTTCCTGCATAAATCCCACAAGGTTGCTCAGGAAACCACCACTTCTGTTTGGTTCGGCACCAGATCCAGATTTGGAATTTCCATCTCCACTGACATATGCAGGACCACTGCTAACACCTTTCGATTGCATCAACTCGATCAGTTTCTGAGGATAGCTAGGATCTGTAGCGTATCCTTGCTGTTTCAACATCGCTGCTGCTTCATTAGGACTACCAGCATTGTTGACACCCTTATAATTCTTATAATTCTTATACCACTGAGACACAAGGTGATCAACAGCGTCTTGAGGTGTTTCAAAGTTCTTGAAGTTAGCATTGACATAAATGTCTTTACCATTGACAACTTCTCTAGTTCTATGATTGGTTGAAGATTCGCTGGTGGTTGCTTTGATTCCAAAGAAGTTATTTTTACCAGACAGAGCAGATCCCCATCCAGATTCTAGTGCCCACTGAGCACTAACGAGTTGAGGATACTTTGCACCCTTCTCCTTACCCCACTCAGTAAACTTATCCCATCCTTCTTGTCTCGATACTTGACCACCACTTTGGAATCTTGGATACATTCCAAAGTTCATCGCATCTAGATTTGATGGTCCAATAGCAGATACTGCTTTTCTATTGAGGACATATTCACCACGCTCAAGATAAGCAGGAACGCTATCACCAGTTGGTCTACCGCCAAAGATCTTACCACCCCTTGCTTTCTTGACTGGTGCTTCCCCGTCTGCTGGTTCTGGATTTTCAGAAAGACCTGCCGTAGAGAACAATGGAGCACCATTGATACCAGTGAATCCACCAATTTCAGGTGGGAGAACATTACCCAATCCTCTTGCAATCGCCCGACCTGCTAATTCACCAAGAGTTGCACCTGCCATGGCACCGATAAACATTCCAGGAGGACCACCAGGAGTACCAACAGCAGTACCTGCTGCTGATCCAAGAACACCACCAAGAGCACCCAATGCAGCATTACCTGCTGGTTGTTTGAATGCAAAGATCTCAATCGCAGCAGTCAATGCACCAATAGCAGCATCAAGTCCAGGAATCTTGAATGGACCCATTGCTTTCTTAGCATCTTTGATACCATTCAATGCAGGTTTGGCTCTAGATAAGGTATTCTTCAGAATCTCTTTCATCTTTTTAGGATCTTTGAGATTCTTGATTGCAGCAATCAAAGGTTCTGCTTTCATAATCTCATCAATCTTTGATCCAACCCCGCTCTTGATTTTTTCAAGTGCTTGCATTGGATTTAGGTTTGATAAACCTTCACCTAATGACCTTAGAGATCCTTTGATTCCACCAACAGCAGAACCACCAAATGACACTGCCTTTTGTCCAATACCTTTTGCAAGGTTCGCTGCATTTCCAGGTAGTGCAAGAGCGCCTGCTAAGATATTCTTTCCAAGACCTTTAGCACCTTTCAGAAGTCCCATGCCTTTTTGACCAAGACCTGACATAAAATTACCAAATCCCTGCCTCGCACCTATTAGAGCCTCTCCTCCACGGGTCGCAAGACCACGACCAAGATTTCCACCCTGAGCAAGAACACCTTTTAGATTCTTCAGAACATTAGGTCCCTTAGACTTAGCAATTTTGAGTGCCTGCGTTTCTGACAGGGTTCCTGACATAACTGCTTTTCTAAGAAATTTTGTAGCATCAGCACCCTTTAGATTCTTGACAACATCGATTGCTTTGTTGCCCCCAAGCATTCTAGTTGCTCTACCTGTGGCGGCATTGATAATACTACCAGGACGTGCTAAAACACCAGCACCTTTACCTAGCTTCATCAACTTTGATAATTTGCTGCCACCAGTGTTCAGACCACTGCCTCTAGGAGCAGTAAATTTATTCGGAATCTTAAGACCAGGACCTTTAGGTATAAGATCATCAAGACCACCACCAAGTCCACCACCTTTACCAACAACCCTGACAAACATTGGTTTGAGAGGACTTGCCCCTCTCTCAGCAAATATCGAAAATACTTTACCAAGAGTACCAGGCATTGCTCCTGCCTTTCCTGCTAGAGTACCAAAGAAACCTAAGACACTTCCAACATCACCAATAATCTTTTCTGGGTTCTTGATATATCGGTATGCTAAAGCAAGACCACCAATGCCAGTGATCAGATTGACAATACCGCCTAAATCAAACTTCAGATTGCCATCTTTGTCAATGAGTTTATCTAGACCGTTGAAGATTTCTTTGAATCTATCTCCAACAAAGGCACCGACAAACTTGAAGACATTGCCAAAAAACTTACCAAACTTATCAAGAGTTTCTTGAGGAATCCCATCAATAAACTTACCAACACTCTCAATAGTTTTACCAAGAGCACCACCAAGAAATTTTGCAATGCCACCGAGAGCGTTACCGATCTTGTCAAATGCACCTTCAGGAATTGATTGAATACCTGCAATCAGGTTCTGCATTCCCTCCATGAACCCTTTGACAGTATTCTTGACAAAGTTGGAGTTGAGTGCTTTCTTTAGAATCTGATAACCAGCAAATGCAGTTACAACAGATGCAATGAATCCCCCGATTCCAAGGAAATCCATGATGGTCTCAAGGAAATTCTTACCACCCTTAGCAAGTTTTCCTAAACCACTTCCTATACCACCAATTACTTTTTTACCTTTTTCTAAGGCACTTTCTCTTTCTACTCTTCTTCTTTCTTCTCTATCTCTTCTTCTTTCTTTTCTGTCCTCAAGAGCACCTTTGTTTCGGATCTTATCTAACTCTAGAGAAGTTCCTACCTTACCTGCAAGATCCTTGAGTGTCTTATTTGCTTTCTTCTGTGACTTTGCAAACGATTTTAGTTCTGCTCTCTGATCACCAATCGCAGTTGCAATCGCAGTTAGTTTCTCACCATTCTCTTTTCTAAGACCTGTGATTTCTTTCTTAGTTTGAAGAAGATTCACATTCATCTTCTTCAAACTTTGCCCCATGAGGACAACAAACTTACCGAGATTCTTGTATTCTCCCTTATCAGAGAATTTAGCTGACTTACCTTGTCCACCAGCACCGCCAGTAGACCCCATCATCCTATCAAATTTTACAGTTTTTGTTGGTGTGATATTTACAATCGCACCTTTGACATCGATGGTATTAGCCATTTAGAATCCTTTTTTTTGTTCCATTTGTTGTTTTTGATCCTTCAAGTGTTCGGAAAGCATGGAAGCATACACATCCCTCTCCCAAGGTATCATGTTTTCAATTTCAGTTAGAGACCACTTGTGGTGATGCATCATTGCGAAATTGGTTTCATAATATACTTCGAGGGATATGTACCCCATGGCTAACCGAAAAAATCGCCAATACCAGATAGGGTGATTTCTTCAGATTCTCCAGTTTCTGGATTGGGAACTGAAACTTTATGCTCAAGTTTAGGCATAGTTTCAAAGAACTTATTGACCTTAGCAAACTGATCTGATGTCATTGATTCAATAAAATCAGTCAGTTCTTTCTTAGAACATTCAGATCCTTCCCAAATTTCCTCACCTTGAATAATCTGATCAATACACTTAGCAATTACCTCAAAAGGATCAACTTCTTTATTAGTAAAATTCATGTCAATGAACATATCCATGCTTGGATACTTCATCGCCAATGTAAGACCATCACTAATTTCAATTTCCTTTTCATGTCCTTCAGGGAACTGAACTTGCACATCTTGTAGGTTCACTTCAAGTTTTACAAGTGCATCTGGATTAGATGGAAGAGGTGCTGAAATTTCTAAAACCTCACCAACAGACTTTGCTCGTACATTCAGGAAGAGATATTCAATATCAAAAGAAGAAAGTTCTTCGATTTTGATTCTAGAAATAATACAAGCAGATAAGATGGTTTTGATTGCGTTTGCAACATCTTTTGGATTGTCAGATTCTGATGCCAGCATCAAAACCTTCTCTTCCTTGACAAGAAACGGTCTATACTTGATAGTCTTTCCATTTGATGGCAAAATCACTTCATAAGAAGGGGCAGTAATCTTGGGTAATGGCATGATGATTCAAAAAAATAATCTGGTATATGTATTTATTATAGCACAGAACCTAGAACATAGTAAATGTGGCACCATCACCTATATCAAAACTATCACTACCAGTTCTTTATGGTGACTCAGACTTACCTTTGTTTGCAAGAGCTTTCTCTTCAGCAACAATTTTCTTCGTTGCATCATTTGATTGACCGTTCTTGAGTTGCATCATTGATGAATAATCAATTATAGACTGGTCTGCTCCAAACGCAATATCCCAGTTGTCTGCAATCGGATTATCTGGATCAAACATGTCGTACCCAGGATCAAATTTGTATAAACCCGTATCAAGTCCAAGATCTACATCACCCCATGCATTTCCATCTGCTCCCATTCCATCAGCACTAGTAGGTGCAGCTCTCTGTAAAGTTGACTGACCACCATACATATTTTCAAAGGTTTCATATGCAAAATTGACAGTAAATTCTAATGTACTGTTATTACCTGAAGCAGACAAACTAAGGTCAGAGACATTCAAAGGAAAAGCATTATAAACATTAGTGACTAATGATACCTCACCAGTTCTCTCCATTTTTTTCAAAATGATCTTAGGATCAACGTAACTATTATAATATTGTATTCTTATATCTTTTCTAGTAAGACTAGGACCAGTTACTCTCGGAGCAGCATTTTCTAACCATGTAGTAAAAATATAATGCACATCTAATGTACCATTCAATGTAAAAGTCATAGAAAACTCATTGAACATGACACTGTGAATATACTTTCTTGTAAGTCCAAGTGCTCTATCACCACGCATCTCTCCAGTAGCAAATGATCTACCAGGAAATTGAATACTAGAAATCAATAAATCAGAATGTTCGTTCAACAAACGTAGTTCTGACTGCAATCCATTTGCCCAACCAAGTGTTCCACCTGTTGCGCTTCCACCTTGCTGGTCAAGACCTCCTCCCCCAGAGAACATTGCAGAATATCTATTAGTAGATGCAGGTCCTGTTGATAATAATTTTTTTACCTGATCGTATATCATCTAAATAATACTTAGGGTGTTATCATTATTTATCTTGGCATACAAAGGAAAATACTCCCCATCTAACACTAAAAAATACAAAGGCGATCCTACAAATATTATCTACAGGTCACTGTGGGAAAGAAAGTTTATGATTTGGTGTGATAAAAATGTAGGTGTTCTTGAGTGGGGATCCGAAGAGATTGTGATCCCATATGTGTCTCCTATTGACAGTAGGAGACACAGATATTTTCCAGACTTCTACATCAAAGTGAAAAATAAACTTGGAAAGATTGACAAGTACATTATTGAGATCAAACCAAAGTATCAAGTGAACGGACCCAAACCAGGGAAAAGAAAAACCAAGACTTATATCAATGAAGTAAAAACTTATGCAGTAAATCAAGCGAAGTGGAAAGCTGCAGAAGAATATTGTTTAGATAGAAGATGGAAATTCAAAATTTTAACTGAAACAGAATTAGGAGTATAACTAATGGGTAGGTCCCAAGTAAAAAGAGCGGAGAGAGACGCAGCTGCCAAGAGAGCAGCAGATCGTGCTCAAGCGGATAAGTCTGCTAAGATGGCATCGATGGGTGCAAATTATAAACGCCAAGAGATGGAAGCTGCTCAGAGAGCTAGAGCACATCAAATTAGGGAAAATAAACCTGTAACTCATGGAGTCCCTATTGGTGGTGGTAACGCTGCAAATAGTCTGAGTGTAGATAATGCTAATAAAAATAATAACTCAAGCACTTCTACAGAAAACACAGGGGGAGAAACTAAAACGACTCCAGCACCAAAGATTGAGAAGTCTAATTCAGTAAAAGATGCGTTGAAAGGTATTTTTGGTTCTAGTGATTTGAGATTCCCTGTGGATCTATTAAATGATACTACAGACTACATGAAGATTGACATCTATGAACATCAACCAGCATTTTCTGGAGAAACTGGTATTCAAGGACCATCTTTAGGTACTATGATGTTCTACATGCCAAATAATCTTGGCACATCATATGGTCAAAACTGGGGTGCCCTACCATTGACTCCAGGTGCAAGAATGGCAGTCAATGCCACTAAGATGGCAATCAATACTGGTTCTTCAGAACAAGTCTCTTCTTATATTCAGAAAGCACTTCAAGGTGCAGAAACAACATTTGCTGCTTCAGTTCTTGCTGGTGGATTGAATAGTCTCCCTGGTGTTTCAGGTTTTGATACTAATAACTTACTTGGTTTGACTCAAGGTGTTGGGGTCAATACCACAATCGAATTGTTCTGGTCTGGTCATGGTGGACAAAGATCTGCAAACTTTAGAATCCTCATGAGTCCTAGACATGAAAAAGAAACACAAATTGTTCGTGATATTGTAAGAGCATTCAAGATTTCAATGCATCCATCCAAGTCTTCAGGTGGAGGGGCACAAAGCGTTGGCGGAAGATTTGTGCAGTATCCAATGGCGTTCACAGTAAGATTTATGCATAAATCTGAAGATCATGAATTTCTCAACAAATTCAAACCCATGGTTCTTGAAAACATGAGTGTTGAATACACGCCAGATAATGTATATGCAACTTATGCTAATACTTCACCAGTTGCAACGTTGCTAACACTTACATTCAAAGAACTCAAACTGCTTTACGCAGACGATATTATCGAATCCACAGGAGCAGGTTTCTAATGTATTTCTCAAAATTACCAGACTTACTTTATACTACAAAAATCACCAAAGCAGGATCTGGTGATTTTGTCAAGGTCAAAAATCTTTTTAGAAAGTATAAACTGAGCGATAATGCTCGACGTGCTGCTCTGCAATTTTATAAGTATCTAATTCCAGAAGGAGAAACTCCAGAGCAAGTAGCAAATACAATTTATGATGATCCTAACCTGCATTGGGTCATTATGATTATCAATGACATGTCAGATGTCTATGAACAATGGCCATTGGATCAACAGTCTTTGGAAGAATTAGTCTACTCTAAGTACGATAATCCAGATGCTGTTCATCATAACGAAACTAATCAGATAACAGATTCTGAAGGCAATCTAGTGGTAAGAGAAGGTCTTATAGTTCAATCTGGGTGGACTTATGAATACCTGTATTCTCAAAGTCCTGTCGTCAAGAAAACTCTCACATTCGCTACTGACACATATGCAGTAACAAACTACGATTATGAAGAGAGATTGAATGATGCAAAAAGAGAAATAGATCTTCTCAAACCACAGTTCCTGCAAGCATTTATTGCAGACTTTGAGGAGATTACCTCATACGAACCTAACTCTGATTTGGAAGATCTAAGAACTAAGAGAACCGCTATCGATCTCGTTAGAAAATACTATTAATAAAAAGAAGCGTCCCCATTTAGGAGACGCTTCTTGAGTGCTTGACGACGTGCTTTTGCTTGTCGGAGTGCTTGTGGTTTGAGTTTTCGTTTTTGCTCCTTCTTGGAGTGGTGTTGCCAGTTTGGTGTGCTCATGTCCCTATTATAGACGAAAAAAGAGGGGTGGTCAAGCCCCTCAAATCGCGTTATTCCTTTTGTAGCGTGTCGCGCACGAAAGAGCGACAAAACTATTTAGGAGGACTCCAGAGTTTAGGATTGACTCTACCCTCAGTTTGCTTCATAGTTACAAAATCATGACGATACTCATCCCAATAATAGTCAAAAACATCTACCTTTTTGGGAGCAGTTGCAATGTCATACTTGAGATGTCCCTCTTGCCGATATGTAACTAAGTAAGAAGTGTAAGGGAGAGACCTGTCATCTCCCTTAGATTCATCACAATCGCGATGAATGATTTTTACTCGCGCCTTCGCCATCAGGCATCAGCCAAACGTTGAAAATAGGAGAGAGACTCATCGAGATCCTCTTCTTCCACCTTGCTTGGAGGAGTAATAGAATTGAGTTCCTCTTTCATTGCCTGAGGGACAGGATTGATGTCACGGGAGTTGAAGTTAGGGGTGAAAGAACCACGACCTTCGCCCTCATCTTCGAGTTCCTCATCGATACGAGGTGCTTGCTTTTTCTTACCAAGGACAAGATCAAGACGTGTCTTGAGTTGATCATAAGACTTGAACTTATCAGAAGAAGTCAGATCAGCAAGAGAATACTGAGACTTCCAAAGTGTTTCTAGTTTAGCATCATCACCACCCATCAGAGGGGAGGGAGAAGCAAACTCAGACTTGTCGTAGTTCCAGTAACCATCGACCTTACGGAGTTTCAGTTTGAAGTCAGCACCTTCCCAGAAGTCGAAAGGATTGACTGGAGTCTCATCAGCAAAGGCAGGTTCCATTGCTTCAGTAATCTTGTCGAAGATCTTCTTACCGAACTTATAGAGAAAAACACGACCTTCGTTCTCAGGATTCTTAGGATCCTGAACAACATAAATGTTTGCGTAGTAAGACAGTTTACGCTTCTGCTTACGAACAGTTTCTTTATCTTTATCACTACCACTACTCCAGAGTTCACGGTTGTACTCAGAAACAGGGTCTTTCTGATTCATGGTGGTGAGAGAATTCTCGATGTACCAACCACCAGGACCTTGGAATGCATGACTCCAAAGTTTTGCCCAAGGGATGTCTTCACCGTCAGGGGCAGGGAGGAAACGAATTACAGCATAACCATTACCAGACACGTCCATTTCAGGTTTCCAGATGCGCTCATCAGCGCCTCCGCTTTGTGTGTTCTGGGACTTCTCAAGTTCTTGAGAGAGTTTAGCAAAAATGGATTTGTTGTTTTTCTTGAGATTTGAAAATGACATTTGGATTCGTAGGATTCGTTGTGTGGGTTGCTACTGGGTCATCATAGCATGATTATTTATCGGTGTCAAGGTGGGTGAAGTTGTATTCCTGAATCATAGCGAAGAAGCGCATCTTGAGTATGCGAAGGTACTCCTGTTCCTCATAGGGGCGTCTAGGAGCACCTGGCCACATCTCAATGGAGTAGCAGATGTGGTCATACATCATACGAGCCTCCCTGATCCCCATTTTCATCTCGCACCACCACTCTTCATCAGGAGCTTCCATTAGGAGATCTCCACCTGTTTCTTCATACTTTTGATAATTCGATCCATATTATCGAAAAGTTCTTCAAAACTTACTTTATCATCAATACCAAGGGCACTTGCAGTTGCTCTCATTTTAGAAAGCATTTGATTTGCCTCGGGATCATCACTAAGTTTGATTCTAGCATGAAGGATTCTTTGCTTATCAAGCAGTTTTTGCATCAAACTAATGTGATTAATTTTCTCATCTTGGGAGAAAAGAATATAATTTGCCGATGCCAGATAAATTTCTTGTTGCAGTTCCATGACTGCTTTGATTTCGTTTTTTACTATATCTGAGTCGAAAAAACTCATGTAACCTTTCCTTTTACTATTTGTACGAATTTGTCAATCTCCACTTGTACAAATGGTTCATACTGTTCAATTTTAGTAGAGACCGATTCCCATATGGGATCTTGGAGGACTTTATCGTAGTCTTTTTTGAATCTGAAAATTTTGTTTAGGATGACTAAAGTTTCAATACAAACTTTACCCGAAAGGTACTTTCTTAGGATAATAGGATGCGTGCTCCTCTTACATGTAAGTGCTGCATCCACTCCTGTTTCAAAAATTTCTTCTACTTCATTAGAGAAGTTATATGTTAGATTTTTATTTCTCTTTCTCCAAGAAATAAAATTCTCTTCACCATCTTTCACAATAGAACGGATCCAAAGTTTGGAGGGATCATCAGATGCAATAAAGTTAGAAACAAAGAATTCACGTATTTCAGTGTCATTCCTCTTTCTAGACATTGCTTCAAAGAAGTATCTATCCTTTCTCATTTTGAAAGAATCTTCTTTTACTGATGTCTTCCCGTTGTATTTGAAATAATCATAATGTCCTGATGAAAAATGGTTTTTGAGTGCAAGATAGGTTTGGAAGCACTGAAAACCAGTCATTTTCATAGTGGCAATTTTGCTCGGGAGGTTTTTTTCAAAAAGTTAAGGTCGATTGCTTCACATCTCAATTTTTCTTTGAGTGGTTTAGAAATCAATTTAGAAACTTTTTCAATTTCAATTTCATTCTCTTCGCAGTAGAAAACCACTGCGTCAATATAAGTGAAATCTCTTTCGTTATGCACAAGTTGTTCAATATCTTTACTGAACTTTTCTTGTGACATAAACTTTTTTTCAATTAGATTTTCTAGATCTTTTTCATTTGCCATTATGGAAATTAACATATTCCTCTACGTAGTCCTTCAATAGTTTCATGTATGTAATTTTATCATATTTTTCATAAACAGCAACATCACCGTCTTCACATGTCATAATAATTACAACTTTTTTGATAGGAATATTGGTGCGTTCAAAATACATCATCCCATATGCCATGCATTGAACGAAATAGTGTTCAATCCACTTCTCGGGTTTCTTTTTTTCTGCCGTTTTGAAATCAATGACTGCCAACTCTCCGTTATACTCAGCAATACAGTCAACTTGACCTGCAAGGCATAGTTCGTCACTATACAAAGAACCTTCCAGAAGGTGAATATTATTGATGTTGTCGAGAATTGGTTTTGCTTGTTTGAACAAAAACGAAGGAAGAGGACCAACCTTAGGGAGGCCCTCATTCTTTAGATAATGCTCAATTAGGAGGTGTGTATCAGTTCCCCTTCTGGTAGATCTATTAGTTTTCCGATTGGCTTCCTCGTTTCCTACTCTTTTTCGCCAATCAGCAAAGATCTTTCGATTTTTGAACGAGGTGACAGTGGTGATCGAAGGGTATTTGTTGTTTTCTGGTGTGACGTAATAACGTACATCACCTTCCTGTAATCTATTTAGGTTATAAGAAGGTGTATCAATGTGGTTGAAAATCATAAACCAAGTTCAGTTTTACTAATAATGTAATTACGTACAAGTCCAGAACGGACAATATCATCAATACCAAATTCAACTAGTTGAAATTCATCTGTCATGACTTTCAAAATCTTCATGAAGTCATGAATACCATTACGTTCATTGGTCTTCACCAAATCTGTCTGGATGGCATCACCACAGAACATGATCTTAGAATTCTCACCAACACGGGTAATAATAGAATCTAGTTCATGGAAGTTCAGGTTCTGACACTCATCAACGATGATAATAGAGTTATCAAATGTAGTACCACGAATAAATGACGTGCTCCAGAAACTGATCGTTTCTTGCTGCTTGAGGTTACCATAGAGCATCTCAAAGTCTGCATCAGATGTCATCTCAAACATATACTTTACCATATTTTTGTATGGAATCTGGTAAAGTGCAGATTTATCTTCGTGGTCTCCAGGTAGGAATCCAATCTCTCTAGTTGCGACTAGAGATCTTACGATGTAAATCTTTTCGTATGGAGTGGTTTCATCCAATACGTCTTTTAGAGCATTATAGAGTGTGATGAAAGTTTTACCTGTTCCAGCACATCCATAAGCATAAATGTTCTTCCCTTCAGCATAAGAATTGAAAAGAAGTTTTTGATTCTCAGTTAGTGGTTCCACCCCCACTAGCATGTCACTGTTGATTGGTTTCTTGCGACGCATTTGTTTTGCAGTCATTGAACTCAGATCAGGTGGATCTTTTCTAGAACGTCTTGGCATACTAAATCTTTTTTACTCTGGATCCTGGGGCTTGTGAGGCTTTTTTGAGGACTTCGTTCCATCCTGGGTTTTTATTGACTAGTTTATCTCTCCACTCACCAACGTCTGTTGCCATTGGACAAGTAGAGGGGTCTGACCAGTCTCTATCCCAATCGGGATTGTCAGTTTTCCACTGATCCCATTCGTGAATACTCATACTGACTTGCGTTTGCTCACCAGTAACTCTGTTTTTTACAGGGTAAGTTGCCATTTTGATGTCCTCACAATTTATTTATTATGTTTGGTCCAACCCAATGCTTCAGCAACAATGGGGAACTGACCAGCGAAAATACATTGACACTCTTTAGCAATGTCCATATGTTCCTTCTGCGTACCGTTTGCAGAACGCAAATCGATATAATGGATCCATGAACGAACTGAGCCCGTCATGTAGATTTTAGTGGGACACGCCAAAGGAAGCACAAAACGAGCACACTCTTTTGCAATCGACGCATCAAGCATTTCTTTGTAGAGTTTCATTCCTGCTTCAAAGTGTCGTTGCATTTTGATTTGGAACTCTTGGCGGGTAAACGCATCAATATCATCAATAGAATTCTGACGATTCTTGGTGTCTTGTCTGCGTAGTTCAGGTAGAGGGATCGTCTCCGCGAGTAGGGAACTATCAGCATAGCGTTGTGAAAACTCTTGATATGTGAATGATCTATGTCTCAAAATTTGAGCTGCCAGTCCCCTGGTAGTCTCGATCTCAAGAGTCATGAATGCTTGCTCAAACACGGACCAATGGTCATGCTCAATACAATACTTCAAAAGACCTGCAACCTTAGGATTCTCCTGATTGTTCGGATTGCTCACTCTCGCTACATACCCCATCGTCTTCTCCGCTTCTGGGGTTACTGATATTAGTCGCACTGACCCATGTTGTTGCTTCATTCTTGAATCCTTTACTTTTGAAATCACGTTTATGTTTTAGACCCTCTTGAGCAGCACGAAGTGCCCTTTTCATGTAAAGGATCTCAGCATCAGTATACCTCATTGGATGCTTTTCTGCAAGTTTTAGTGTTTTCTTACAGAGTTTGATTGTATCTTTGAATCTCATTTTATGTCTTCTAAGTATTGGAGGAATGCCTCTTCAGCACCCTGTGTAGTCTGATTGCCTTGGGATACCCAATCATGGCAGAACTCATAAAGGTGCTTGGATTGTCTCAAATTGAAATACTTCTTCCTCAGAGCAAGAAATACTTCAGCACGAAGAATCATACGTTCATCACTATAGCGCCAATCAGTCTGGATATCCATCATCGTCTCCATCATCATATTTGAATCCGAATTTTGGTCCGTCTTGCTGTAACTGAATTTCGTAAGCAGACGGATCAGAATAAACCTCACTCTCTAACGCATTCGTGAGAGATTTGAGATTCTTGACGATGAGTTTGAGTTTTTCTCTATCCATATATTTATGGTAAGGTGCCTCCATAATAGCACAAAAAAAGAGGGGTGTAAACCCCTCATCTTCAGCATTTATATGTCCTCAATCTTGAATTTTATTCAAGAGAACCAGTTCACCGTAAAGTAAACCAATAAATGCTGCAGAAAACAGTGAACCGAACGCAGCAATTTGAAGTGCTAACATGACAACCTCACTTGTTATAAGTGTGACCGCGATAGCAGAAAGTGCCATGTGCTTCTTCTGCTCCTTGTTGACACTCGTAGCGAACACCACGATAAGTGGTCATTGCAATTTGTGCGTCGTGAAGTGCAGATGCTTTTTCGATTTTCTTCTTGATTAGAGAAAGTGTGTTCATGAGCCGTTACCTGAAAAAATGGGTGAGTTTTAAGTCTCCCGTTCCTTCAGTCGTTTGCGTCCCAATACCACTGACACTCTGGTGCTGAGTCCTTAAGAGTCTCAACCAACTCAACCTTCACAGTATTGCTAAGGTTTTGGTTTGCCTCAATCTTCAGCATGATAGCATCAGTTTGAGTGCATGAGAGTGTTGTGTAGAACAATAATTCTAGCATGGGATGAACGCTCCGTTCCGCGACTTACTTGCGTCCACGGGATGTGAAGTCCCTTGGATGAACGTATGGTTATTATACCACATTATTTAGGGAATCACAAATGTAACATTTGATACAAAACCCTACAGATAAAAATTTGGTGGATTTTTTTTCCGCCGATTTTTGGATTCAAACTTGGAATTCGATACGGGCAGGTGATCTATCCATCACTGTAGCAGTGAAGTCTCTTGCCCTCAGTTTCCTACCTAGGTGAACTGCACCTTTCTTAGGATTAGATACACCACAAGTAAAGACATCACACACTGCCATCTTTTTCTCTGGCCAAGTATGAATTGACATGTGCGATTCAGCAAGAAGAGTAACTGCTGTCACACCCTGAGGTTGAAACTTATGAGTAACAGTATTCAAATGAGTTGCGCCCATTTTATTTGTTGCCTCACCTAAAATAATACGAATAAACTGCTCATCATCAAGGAGATATTCATCACAATCATACAACGTGAAGAGTACGTGCTTCATTTCATTCCCATGACAGTTCTGGATAGGCATCAACGATCAGTCCTTTGGATATCTTGTATTTCTCTTCCAGTTTACCTTGTCCTGCAAGAATGACAACCTCTGCATCAGAGGAATGTATGGAACTCATGAATTTTACATACGCTTGGCGCACCTGTTCAACTGTTCCCTTCATTTTACCACCACCCTCAGTCAGATGTCCAATGGTGGCATACTCATCATAAAGATTAGAGACTGGTGTCTGAGTTTTTAGATAGTCTGCTTCAGGAAAATCAACGAACTTCATCTCTGAATGATAGTTCAGAAGAAGAACAGTGCGAAGAGCAGGACTATCATACTTTGTAAGATGACTGAGTTTAGTCTTCGGTGTTCTGGCTCTAGAAACCTTTTCAAGAACCTCATATACCAAAGGTGGTACTTTCCTACTCGCCATCTTCCTTTACCTCAGACTTTTTGTTGAATCCAAATGGTCCTGTAAGTTTATCCTCTAGTGCTATCTTCAATGCAACACCACCGACTGCTTCCATGACTTTCAGAATGTCTTCTGCTTTAGCATCTTCACCAAGTTCTTTAGCGATGTACCAGTACTTAGGCCAGAATGTTTCACCTGCCTTTTGGTAATCTTCAAGGGTCAATAGTTTCATTTCTTCCTCTTATCCCACTGGATCTGGGGGAATGCTTCAGAGACCACCGCTTTGGTGACACGATACTTATCCTGAAGTGCTCTATCTTTCACAAGACAGATCAGTTCTGCTTCATCCTTATGAAGATTCTCCAGGAGTTGAATGAACATGGTTTCTCTACGAATCCTGGTCAGTTTTGGTTCTCCTCCCTGAATAAAACGGTACAGACCTCTGTACTCCTTGAAGAGTCGGGTGTGATCTGTACCTACAGGTGCTTCATTAGGATTATAAGGGACTTCTCCTTCAGGTACAGCACTTGTGAGACTCTCATCAAAATTCCAGATAAGAATTGATCTCAAAGCATCACTGTTGTACTTCTGCAGAAGTTCTACTTTCTCCTTTTTTGTTTTTGCATTAGAAACCTTTTGCAAGACTTCTGTAATAAGCAATTCAGCCAAGGGTAATTCTTTCCTTGTTTTTGTAATCATTGTAATTTACCTCAAATGTAATCAGTCTTCAAAATACTCATCCTCAGATTCAAACCTAACAGTAAGAAGTTGATTCGGAATAATCTTTCCTTCAGAATCATAAAATTCTGGGTGGTTCGCTTGGAAGGATTGCTTCATTGCGAAGTGATCAAGATAGTAGTTGTGTGCTACCCATCCTATCACACCTCCTAAAATAAATCCTCCCATGGTAATCAGTACAGCAAATACTAGCACCGATGAAACTAATGTGACTTCCATGGTTCCTCTCCAGGTTACTCGTCTATTTTGTCTATTTCAAACAAAACAGTAAACCTTCGAGAAAAAAGAGTAACCGTTTGTTTGAAAGAAAATACTGATGGTTTTTCTTCTGGTTCTTCTTCCTCTCTGTTGGATGAAATCATAATCTCTACACCTTTATTTAGATGTATATCTGGATTTCTTGTTCTTGGATCCTTTTTTCCTTCCTGGTTTTCTTTCTTGCTCATAGCGATTTGTGTCTTCAACAAGTTGATTTAGATACTTCATGATTTTTCTAGCGCGTGGTTTAGGAAGGTGACCATACGCTTCTCTGAGCATTTTATGTTCTCTATCTTGCCCACCTTGAATATATTCATCAAGATCTCTGATCAAAGATTGAATATTTTCAAACGTGGACGATCCCAAAACTTCTCTAGTCTTTACTCCAGTAAGTTGGTAGTGTTTGAGCATAGAATACATGTTGACAAGATACTTGTCATGTTCAAATGCTTCATCGATAGATCTTTCTATAAGATAAAGAAGTTCATCCATTGGACTAAATGATTTTACGTTCCTTTAAATACTTCACGGTTTCTGTACATCCCCCGATAGGAGTATCATCAACAACAACTTGTGGGAATGTAGATCCTGGTCCAAATTCTTCGATGAATTCGTTTTTTGTGAAGTCTCTTTCTAATTTATATTCAACATGTCTCATCTCGGAGAGTTGAAGCAGTTGAACAACTTTGGTGCAATGTGGGCACCCGTCTTTACTGTAAACTATAAAGCTCATTTGCTACGGTTTCTTGAATAAGTGCAAGTTTACCCTGGAGATCTTCGATGCTCCAGTTATTGTATGTGCCGTCCCTATACTGAGCGTCAAGTAACTCAGGGTCAGCGTCTGTATATTCAAACAAATTGAAAAGGATTTCCTTGATCAGAGAATCTTTATCCATAGTCTGCTGGGATGCCTCCTGAGGTTTTACGTATTGTATCACACCATATTAGTGCGGTCAATAGTAGACGTGAATGTATTTAGTCAACTTTTTTCATAAAATTGTTTGCCAACATGTTGTTGGCAAGGAAGAACATCTCTTCTGCCTGAGGAGACAGACTACCTTGGAAAGCATTGAACAGTTGTTGATACCTTAGATTGATTTCAAAGTGAGTATGATCCTTGATTCCAACCTCAGTTGCCCAACGACAAATAACACGTTCGCCAGATGTTACCTTCTCAAACTTGACGTAAGTATCTGAGGGGAAAATTGCCATGTAACCCTTTGGAAGTTTGATGGTAGATTCAATACCACCGCGAAGAACAACCATTTCTCCACCTTCATATTCATCAGACAAAGACAATACAACACTATACTCGCGAGTCATATCGTCTTGATCATAGTCATCACGATGGAACTTCCACTCTTCTCCAAACTCTTCATTGGAGAAGTAAACATAAGGAATAGACGTTTTCTGAGGAAGAACAGCGTTGCGATAGAATTCATTCTCAGAGAAAATCTTGAAGAAATATTGATAGAACTGTTTCTCCATGGCAAATTCTTCCTTCTCATCATTCTCTGAGAGATAAAGAAAGCGATTGGCAGTATCAGATTTGACACCAACCTTACGTGCTCTGTCCAGAAACTCATCAACTTGCTCTGAATCCAGAATTTTTGAATTGAATGACATAAAAAAAGGGGTCCGAAGACCCTTAGTATATCATGCGAGATCACATTTGTCCAGCAGTTGCCCAGTCCTCTTCGAAGATCTCCATTCCTTTGTCGGTAAGGATATGATCATACATCTGATCAAACACTTTAGGTGGCAACGTACAGATCTCAGCACCATTGTACCAAGAGCGTACAGCACGTTGAACATTACGGATTGATGCAGCAAGAACCTGTGTTGGCATCCTGTGAATACGATACAGTTCAGAGATGGATCGTACAACCTCCAGACCTGCCACTGACTGGTCGTCTAAGCGTCCTACAAAGGGACTGACGTAGGTTGCCCCTGCCTTGGCAGCAAGGACTGCCTGAGCAGCACTAAAGACCAGTGTGACGTTGATCCTGATTCCCTCATTAGAAAGAGCTTTGCACACATGAAGACCTTCACGGGTGCAAGGCAATTTGATCGTAGCGACATCACCAAATTCTTTTGCGAGTTTATATCCCTCAGCATACATTTGATCGAAGTCACCCATAACTTCCATACTAATATCTTGAATACCAATATCTTTGATGTGGTGGTAGACATCTCTTGGATCTCTACCACTCTTCATAATCAAAGTAGGATTAGTAGTGACACCATCAATCAATCCAGTGTCAGCATATCGTTCAATAGCAAGAGAGTCAGCGGTGTCAAGAAAAATTTTCATTAGTTTACGTGTACTGTACCAATCATACCTGCTCCCTTGTGAGGACCACACCAGTATGTGTAATCACCTGCTTCTGTAAAGGTGATGTCAAACTCTTCACCAGGCATCATAGCGAGTGCTTCATGAGAGATTTCTGGATGGTCTTCAACTACCACGTTATGTGGAGGAAGCATGTTGTTTATAAAGTGAACTGATTCACCTGCTGAGATTGTAACATCTGCTGGGTCAAAAATCAAGTTGCCACCTGATCCCATCTGAACGTCTACAGCCCAAGCAGGTGCAGCAAGAAAGAGTGTAGCAAGAAAAGCAAAAAAGAACTTCATATTCGTGTATGAAACTACACTATCTATGAGGTTCTTCTTTGTTTTTATTTTGTTTGTTTTGATACTCTGACGGAGGTTTCCAGTCCTTTTGTGGACGGAACAAGTTGGGGAAAGTGTCTCGAATAATTTCCCTCAACTTGTAAGGCATATCGTCAGAGAGCATTACCTCTCGGCAAAATTTCTTCGGGAAAAACAAAATTCTCATGTGGTTGATCGACTGGTGCCAACCATGCTCTCAGTCCTTCGTTGAGAAGGATGTTTTTAGTATAGAAAGTTTCAAACTCTGGATCCTCTGCCGCTCTGATCTCTTGAGAAACGAAATCGTAAGCACGAAGATTAAGAGCCAGACCAATGATGCCAATCGATGATGTCCAAAGTCCCATAACTGGAACGAATAACATAAAGAAATGAAGCCAGCGTTTGTTGCTGAAAGCAATACCAAAGATCTGTGACCAGAATCGGTTTGCTGTAACCATTGAATAAGTCTCTTCTTCCTGAGTAGAATCGAATGCTTTAAAAGTATTTGCCTGCTCACCATCTTCATACAATGTATTTTCTACTGTAACACCATGGATTGCTGAAAGCAATGCTCCTCCTAGGATACCTGCAACACCCATCATATGGAACGGGTTGAGCGTCCAGTTATGGAAACCCTGTAAGAATAGAAGGAATCTAAATATCGCTGCAACACCAAACGACGGTGCAAAGAACCAACTGGACTGTCCGAGAGGATAGATGAGAAAAACAGACACAAAGACAGCAATCGGACCAGAAAAAGCAATCGCATTGTAAGGACGGATACCGATAAGACGTGCCAATTCAAATTGACGGAGCATGAATCCAATCAGAGCGAAAGCCCCGTGGAGCGCCACAAAAGCCCAGAGTCCCCCAAGTTGGAGCCAGCGGACGAAATCTCCCTGAGACTCAGGACCCCAAAGTAGAAGAAGAGAATGACCCATAGCGTCAGCAGGCGTTGACACAGCCGCTGTGAGAAAATTAGCACCTTCAAGGTAGGAAGACGCCAATCCGTGGGTATACCAGCTTGTAACAAACGTCGTGCCAGTAAGCCAGCCACCAATTGCCAGATAAGCAGTGGGAAGAAGTAGTAATCCAGACCAACCCACAAAGACAAAGCGGTCGCGTTTAAGCCAGTCATCCAGGACATCGAACCACCCCCTTGTTGGTGCTTGTAGTGTACTTGTTGTCATTTAATATACCCCATACTTGTTGAAAAGTTTTCTAATGTTTTGAGTGATTTCCAGTCCCCCGACATATTTTTCGATTCTTTCTTCAAAATCATTGACGACAACCAATGTAGGCGTAGCGCCGTCAGTGTATTTTTTTGCAAGAAGAAAGTTTTCTTGAGGAGCACCAAGGTCTAAAGAAATTTCTTCAATGACAGAGACCCTTGGGTCATTGATTGTTCTGAAATACTTTTTGACTAACATGCAGGGACCACATGATTCTTTTGAGAAGATTAGGAATCTAGGAATTGTAGTGCTCATCACGGTTTCTTCTGGTTCTAAGTTTCCGATCATAACAGTATAACACAAAGGAGGGGGATTGCAATGCTTGAGATACCGATAAAAAACCCCGCCACGTATTCTGTGACGGGGAGAGGACTACCAGGGGTCATATCAACCGATGGCAGGTGCTTGAAGAGCAACAGGAGTTGACTCAGCAGCAGCGAGATCAAGTGGGAAGTTGTGTGCGTTACGCTCATGCATAACTTCCATACCAAGACCAGCACGGTTCAATACATCTGCCCAGGTGTTCAACACACGACCCTGACCATCAATGATGGACTGGTTGAAGTTGAAACCGTTCAGGTTGAATGCCATCGTGGAGACACCAAGTGCGGTGAACCAGATGCCAACAACAGGCCATGCAGCAAGGAAGAAGTGCAAGGAACGGGAGTTGTTGAATGAAGCGTATTGGAAGATCAAGCGACCAAAGTAACCATGAGCGGCTACGATGTTGTATGTCTCTTCTTCTTGTCCGAACTTGTAACCGTAGTTTTGGGACTCGGTTTCAGTCGTCTCTCTAACGAGAGAAGAAGTAACCAAGCTTCCGTGCATAGCACTAAACAAACTGCCACCAAATACCCCAGCAACGCCGAGCATATGGAAGGGATGCATGAGAATATTGTGCTCAGCTTGGAAGACCAACATGTAGTTGAAGGTTCCTGAGATTCCGAGGGGCATTGCATCTGAGAAAGATCCTTGACCGAAAGGATAGACTAGGAATACTGCACTCGCAGCAGCAACTGGTGCAGAGTATGCAACACAGATCCATGGACGCATACCTAGACGGTAAGAAAGTTCCCACTCACGTCCCATATATGCATAGATGCCGATAAGGAAGTGGAAGACTACCAGTTGGAAAGGACCACCGTTATACAGCCACTCGTCAAGCGATGCGGCTTCCCAGATGGGATAGAAGTGAAGACCAATTGCGTTGGAAGATGGAACAACTGCACCAGAGATGATGTTGTTACCAT